TGTAGTCGCACCAGATGCAGACATCACAGGTGAAAGCACAGAGGTGCAAGCCATCTGTAACGCAGTACACACACAAGCGGTTAAGGATGCTTATGCCGCACATCTAGCAGCACAGGAGGTATAACATGGCAATAACTTATTCGTGGACTATCCCAACACTTGAGCGTCACACAGCTGATGGTGGCGTTTACATTGCACATTGGCGCTGCTCAGGCGTTGATGATGATGGCAACACAGCAAGCTCATATGGCACTTGTGGCTTAACCTACGATGCCTCTGCGTCCGACTTTACACCCTATGCCGATATTACTGAGGCTCAAGCTCAAGGCTGGGTGTGGGGTCATGTATCCCAAGAGGATACCGAAGCTGCCATTGCGTCAAAAATCGACGCAATGGCAAATCCAACGACTGCTGATGGGGTTCCGTGGGCAGCATAACCTGAAAGGAGATCAACGTGACTGAAGACAAAAAGGTCATTACGATTGACGATGTGGAATACACTGAAGATCAACTGAGCGACACTGCAAAGATGTGCATAAATCACATCAATTCGCTAGACCAGAAGATCGGATCTGCGCAGTTCAACTTGGTGCAGCTTCAGATGGGCAGGCAGGGCTTTATGGCCGAGCTGAAAGCTGCCCTTGAGCCTGACGCGGAATAGCCGCGCAGCATAACGAAATCGCTAGGGGCAGCAAAACGCTGCCCTTTTGCGCATCAAATGGTCATGTGCTACACTGCGGCAAGCGCGCAACACCAACGAGGCAACGATGGCTCTGATTAGATTAGACGTACCCGCTGGGGTTTACCGCAACGGCACCGACTTGCAGAGCATGGGCCGCTGGCGCGATGCCAGCCTGATCCGTTGGATCGACGGCACGATGCAGCCAGTCAAAGGTTGGCGCACAAGATCCGACACGGCAACCGCTGCAATCACGCGCGGCATGACAACGTGGATTGACAACAGCAGCGACCGCTGGATTGCTGCCGGAACGTATAACAAGCTTTACGTTTACAACAGCGCAGGCAATCAATTCGACATCACGCCAACTGGCCTGACCGCTGGCCGAGAAGACGCCATAGCGTTTACCGGCTTCGGCGGCGGCTTGTTTGGCAGCTACGCATACGGCGTTGCGCGGCCAGACACTGTACGCATCCAGCCAGCGACCGCTTGGGCGTTGCAGCCGTGGGGCGAATACTTGCTGGCCAATAACGAAGACGACGGCAAGGTTTACGAATGGCAGCTTAACACCGGCACGATTGCCGCGCAAGTCGCCAACGCGCCAGTCAATAACCGCAGCATTGTTGTCACGGCAGAGCGCTTTTTGATGTGCCTCGGCGCAGGCGGCAATCCGCGCCTTGTTCAATGGTCTGACCGCGAAGACAACACGACGTGGACGCCCGCCGCGACAAACGAGGCTGGCGATCTTGAGTTGCAGACGAGCGGTCAGATTATGGCTGGCGTGAATGTTCGCGGGCAAACGCTTATCCTGACAACGACAGACGCGCATGTCGCCAACTATATTGGGCCGCCATATGTATATGGTATTGAGCGCGTTGGCGCAGCCTGCGGGCTTGCGGCTAACCTTGCATATGCCAAGGTTGACGCTGGGTGTTTCTGGATGGGCGTGCATGCGTTTTACGCCTACACCGGCGGCGGCGTGCAGGAAATCCAGAGCGACGTGTCTGACTATGTATTTAACGACATCAACCGCGCGCAGATCAGCAAGGCGTTTGCCATGTCAAATGGCGACTTTGGTGAAATATGGTGGTTCTACCCGTCCAGCTCATCAAACGAAAACAACAGATATGCCGTGTATAATTACGTCGAGAATACGTGGTCTATTGGCGAGCTGGCGCGCACAGCAGGATCTGACTCCGGCACGTTTAGGCAGCCGATGATGTTTGATCCGTCTGACAAGAAAATATATGAGCATGAGATCGGTTTCGAGTATGGCGGTTTGACGCCGTTTGCGGAAACTGGCCCGATTATGCTCGGCACTGGCGATAACGTTGTGAGCGTGACGGAAATGATCCCCGACGAGAAAACGCAGGGCGATGTCAGTGCCACGTTTAAAACGCGTTTCTATCCCAACGGCACCGAGAGGTCATATGGGCCGTTTAGCATGTCCAACCCCACCAGCATGCGCTTCACTGGCCGTCAGGTGCGTATGCGCGTTGACGGGGCAAGGCTTGCCGACTGGCGTGTTGGCATAAACCGGCTGGACACTGTTGCGGGTGGACGTAGATGACGCAGCAGCACCGCGCACCAGAGCCGAGGGGCGACGACTGGATGGCTTGGGGCAGGCGTCTGATGCTCTACCTCGGCCAGACGCGATCACAGCTTGTGCAGCAGACGGGCGGCGAGAGCGCGGCAGAAGACGGCGTGATAATGTGGGATCGTACAAACGAATACCCCGTTGTCAGCAAGAACGGCGAGTGGCGGCAAGTTGTTCTGGAAGATGGACATTACGATGGCACCATCAGCACAGATCAAACGGCGGCATCAACAAATACTGCATATGCGCTGACGTTTACTGAAGATTTGGCTGAAGGAATAACGAACGGCACGCCAGCTTCGCGTTTGGTCGTTGACGAGGCTGGGCAATATTCTGTGACATATTCAATGCAAATGGCCTCAACATCTGCCTCAACTGTTAGGATGTGGTTTTGGGTTAGAGTTAATGGCACAGATATTCCCAAATCTGCAATGGAAAACACGTTGCACCAAAATGGATCAACTCTTGTCGTTACAAAGTCAGCGATACTGCAACTTTCCGCAGGAGATTACATAGAGGTCATGTGGGCTACCGACAGTACAAGCGGGTACTTAGAGGCAGTGGCCGCAACTGCATTTGCGCCCGCTACGCCGTCAGCAACTATATCTATGGTGAGGCTTCATGGATAAAGAGCTTGAAAGATGCCGCCCGTGGATTGAAGCCGCTTTGCAGTATTCCGGCGGCACGCATGACTTCATCGACGTGGCCGAAGGTATATACAAGGGAACGATGCAGCTCTGGCCTACGCCGAGGGGGTGCATAGTCACCGAAATAGTGGTATATCCGAGAAAGAAAGTTTTAAACGTGTTTCTTGGCGGCGGCGAGTTGGATCAGATTTTAGAAATGCATGAAGATGTGATAGCATGGGCAAAAGCGCAAGGATGCTCTGCGTTGACCATGACAGGCCGGTTTGGCTGGAAGAAACCACTGAAGGCGCATGGCTGGGTGCCACTGCATGCCTCATATGTGAAGGAGTTTGAATAATGGCAGGCGGCAAGGGCGGGTCAACATCGACAAGCGTCGAAATCCCAGAATACATTGAAGAGGCTGCGCGCCGTAACTTGGCCAAAGCGGAAGGCATCAGCCAGATTGGGTATGTGCCATATTACGGGCCGGATGTTGCCGCGTTTACGCCGTTCCAGCAGGCTGGCTTCCAGCAAACCGCTGACGTTGCGTCTGCGTTTGGATTGGGAACGCCAACAACGCAAGCTGATATTATGGGCGGCATGCCAGAGCCGACAGAGTTTGCTGGCGGTGTACGCGGATATAGCGCAGCTCCATTGTACCAGCAGGCCGTTGACGAGCTTGCCGCGCAGCGTCCAGCGCAGGCTCAATACATTGAAAGCTTCTTCATTGATCCAGTAACAGGCCAAGCGGGAACGCGCGTGCAGCCTGCTGTGGATTACAGCACTATGGGTACGATTGCAGACATCCGCGCAGCAGATCGCGCAAACGAGCTTGCGATTGCGCAAGCGCAGGCGGCTGCTGGGCCGCAAAATGTTACGTTTGAGACGACAAGTTTTGCTGCTAACCCAAACTTGGCTGTGCAGCCTAATGACCAAATATTTAACATTGCGCCCCCAGAGGTTCAGATTGCTCAGCAAATCATGGCAACTGATCCCACAAACCCTGATTATAATGAGGCGTTTCAAACCGTTTACGATTACCAAGCGGCGCAGGCAGCGCAAGACCCAACAGGGCAGTCAACTGGTCTCGGCATGACGCCGGAGATTATTGATGCTGCGGGTGTTGATGCGTTTTTACCGCCGACTGCACCTAGCGACTACACGTTAGACCCCGCAATTAGCGCAGCGATAGATGAGATCGGGTACACGCCGATGGAGGGAAGGACACTTGCTGCAGGCGAGCAGGCAATATTGGAGTTAGCGCCGCAAGACGTTTATAATATAGGCGAAGCCGGAGAGTTCAGCACAGCGGTCGCCACCCCAGAAGTAGACTACGGAGCATATCTAACTCCCGTGTCGCAGCCCACATCATCAGACCCGATTGCCGATGCTCAGAGTTCAAATGGCCAGTACACAGGTTTTATGGACATGTTCGACGGCGGCGGCCCTAATGCATCCGGCGGCCCATTTGAGGGCGGCGGCCTTCTGTCAGACGCCGCCAACTTTGTGACTCAAGGCGGCGTGATCGGCGGCGTGGTCAGAGCGCTTGAAGACGCTTTAGGCATTGGGCCTGCTGCTGCAGCGCCTGCCGTGCCAGCAACGCCTGCCGTGCCAGCTACATCAGTTAGCTTAGACAATCCGTTGCTAATGGGCAGCACTGCGCGCGCGGGT